TGAGGACAAGTCAAAGAGATACCATCCTTTTTGTGGTGTATTTCTTCTGGATTGGCAAAAAGCTGCCATGTTTCAACACCTAAAACAGATGCAAATTTTTTAATAGTTTCTAATGTCGGATTTTTCATCAATCCATTAAGATTTTGTTTTTTGATACCTAATAAATCAGAGAAAGCGGTTTTAGTCAATCCTTTTTCTTTTAGTAATGCTTCAATATTATCCATATCTGTAAATTTTAATGCTACAAAATTACTTATTCTTATATATGCAATGTTATTTACATTACTAAATAATGTTAAGATAAAGATAAAGCATTACTTTTAATTTGCGTGGTAATGTTTTTAGCATTACATTTGCATCATCAAACAAGAAGTAATAACAATTTAACTACATACGATTATGAAGACTGTTAGCAGTGATTACATCAAAGAGATTAAGGCTCAAGTAAGATTAATTAATGAAGCTCTTAAAAGAGTGCAAGAAGCTGAAAAGATTCAGGCAACAACATCTAACACACGTGAGTACGAAAAAGCTAAGAATGAAGCTATTGATGCAAGTTCAGATGTGATGATTGCATTAGAAGAAGCGGTAAGACTTGCTTCTGCAATGGGCTGTGCTACTGGCCTGTATGACATAAATAAGTATCATAAGATAGTAGAACTTGATTTTAGAGAATCACATAAATAAGTTTAACCGGCAATCCTTCGGGGTAGCCATAATATAAAAAGATTATGAGTATTGATATTAGTAAAGTAACAGTAGGTTTGAGATATAGAGTTTCAGGCGATTTGCAGAACGGTAGTTACATAACGCACGAAGATGTAGTACGAAAGATAACACGTATTACTGACACGCATATAGTTTGCGAATGTGGCCGCAAATTTATTATCAATAGCAATCTAAAAATTGAGAAGTTCTAAGTTTAACCAGCAGGGCGAAAGCCCTGCATAATCCCACACACGATTATGAATACATATTACAAATTTTGTCCAAACGTATTTCTTGCTAAATGCGATGCTAAGCATGAAAAAGGTGAAACCATTCTTGTAACCACCAAATACGGCAAAGAGAATGAAAGCATTGTGTTTAATCTGATATTTGAACGTGACGGATTCTTCTATTACTCGATAGTTCGCGCTGATGGATTTAATGTTCAGGAATGGGCGAAGCGAAGAGCTGAACGCCGGTTGGATTGGGCTGCCACTGCAGAACGAAAGAGTGAAGAATACTTCAAAGCGTCGAATAAAGACAGCGATTTTCTCTCGTTGGGTGAACCTATTAAAATCGGCCATCATAGCGAAAGACGACACAGAAAAGCCATTGAAGATGCCTGGAATAATATGGGCAAGAGTGTAGAGTTTGACGAGAAAGCCAGAGGGCATGAAAGAATAGCTCAGTATTGGGCAAACAAAGCTGACACCATAAATCTTTCAATGCCTGAAAGCGTGGACTATTATGAGCATAAGTTAGCAGCAGCTAAAGAGTACCACGAGGGGTTGAAATCTGGCAAATATCCACGTGAGCACTCATATTCTTTGACGTATGCTAAAAAAGCGGTAAACGAAGCTCAAAAGAATTTCGATCTGGCAAAGAAACTTTGGTTATAAACTCGGTAGCCTTCGGGTTACCACTATTTAAGATGGTTATGAAAGAGAAAGAAATCCTGCAAGAAATAATCGAGTGGCTGGATAATGATACAAGCTACTTGTCTACTAGGACAGACTATGCCAGAGGGTATAAATCCGGTATAGAATGTGCAAAAGAAATTGTTGAAAGCATCATCAATAAACACGACCCTGATTTATTACCAAACAATTAGCAAATTGTTTCGTATGCGTTGAATTGTTGTTTAGAATTGTCTTCATAATGGGGTATCTTTGTATAGATACCATCGCGGGTTAGAACAGTGGGCAGCTCGTCACTTTGACTTGGTGAAAAGCAAATAATTGAATATATGAATAGTAGATATGAAATATTGGCAAAAGAAAAAGGTTATTTTGTAGATAAGCAAGGTAACGCTTATTCACCACGAGGTAATAAGGTCGGGACTCGCGGCAAAGATCCGTATTTGTATTTTGGTTTAAGAGTGTCTAAAACAAAAGTTATCAAAGTATATATACATCGTTTGCAGGCCTATCAAAAGTTTGGCGATTTGATATTTAATGATAACATAGAAGTAAGGCATTTAAATGGTAATTCTTTTGACAATTCATTCAAAAACCTTGCGATTGGAACACCATCAGAAAATGCTATGGATAAACCAGAGTCAAAAAGAAAGAAAATTTCTTTGGCTGCATCCAATAAATTAAAAGTGTATTCAGATGAACTGGTTTTAGAGATACAAAAAATGAGAGAGGCTGGCATGACCTATACAGAATTGAGAAAGAAATACAATATAAAAAGTAAAAGTTCTTTGAATTATATACTAAAAAGGAAAGTATCGCGGAATGGAGCAGATGGTTAGCTTACCACTTTGACTTGGTGGGGGTCACAGGTTCGAGTCCTGTTTCCGCAACTAACATTTAAACTTTACACGATTATGGAAATACTTACGCTTATCATCAAACAGAAGTTTTTTGATGAAATATTGTCGGGCAAGAAAACACAAGAATTCAGAGAAATTAGACCAACGACACAGAAGAAATACTGTCAGCTTGATGCTGACGGGTATTGTGTCGAGAAAGACGGTGTTTCGCAGCCAAAGCGCTACGATGCAATACAGTTTTTTGTAGGCTACAATAAGGACAGGGCCAGTGCATTGGTAGAAGTCAAAGACGCCCAAATAGAGCTGTTTGAAGATGAGAATCACAATCTGATTGAATATACCTATCAGGGTGAGATATATTTGGCAGCACAGGTCGTTTATGACCTTGGCAGAATTATAGAAAAGCATGTTTAACCCTTTAATTTTTCGTTGAGTCAGAACAAACAGAAGCACATTTTCAACTGGTGGCTACCGTGGTGGCCGTAGAGGTTTGACCACAGAGAATGGTGGTCTCTCTCAGGGTGGCAGATTCATCACCCGAAGACAGCAGTATTATAACGTTCGCACAGGACTTGGAATGAGTGGCGGATAATGACACTGCAAGAAAGGACATACAGCCATATTGACCTCGTCAGACAGAAGACTGACGGGGTTTTGCTGTTTCTGTCCTTGGGTAAGGATTCTTTGGTCTTACTGGACATGATCTACCCAAAGTTTGATAAAGTCGTCTGTGTGTTCATGTACTTTGTCAAAGGTTTAGAGCATATTGAAAGATGGATCGGCTGGGTAAAAGCCAAATATCCGAAGATAGAATTTGTTCAGGTACCCCACTGGAACCTTACCTACATTCTTCGCGGTGGCCTGTATTGTGTGCCAAATCCCAAAGTGAAGTTGCTGAAGTTGGCCGATGTGGTGAAGGCAATGCAGCTCAGATACGGGCTTTACTACACATTCTTGGGCATGAAGAAGGCTGACGGCATGAATCGCCGTTTGATGCTGAAAGGCTATGAAGCAAATGGGTACGAGAACAACGGTATGTGTTATCCTTTGGCCGACTGGACTCAGAAAGACATCCTGTCCTACATGAAGCAGAATAGCCTACCGGAGCCTGTGAGGTATTCACTCAAGGCTAGTTCGGGCGTAGGCTTTAATCTGGATTGTATGCTATGGCTGGAGAAGAACTACCCGCAGGATTTACAGAGAATTTACAATGTGTTCCCGATGGCTGAGAGAATCCTTTGGGAGCATAAACAAAAACAATAGGTATGGAACTAAGCAAATACATAAAGAGTGAATCGGTGGAACTTAATCGTTCCGCCATTCACTTCGCTGATTATAACCCCAGGAAACTATCTGAGGAATCCCGTAAGACATTGAAGCGGGGTATTAAGAAGTTCGGTCTAGTTGGTGGAATCGTAGTCAACAAGCGAACTGGCCTTACTGTCGTATCCGGTCACCAGCGTCTAACAGTCATGGATGAGCTGCAGAAATTCCCTGAGAACGATTACAGAATCCGTGTAGATGTCATTGACGTGGACGAAAAGCAGGAAAAGGAATTGAACATCCTGATGAACAATCCTAACGCGCAAGGTTCATGGGACTATGGCGCTTTGGCTCGGTTAGTTCCAGATATTGATTACCAGGATGCCGGCCTGACAGCTGCTGACCTTAACATGATTGGCTGTGATTTCCTTCTCCAGACAGAAGAAGAAAGTTCTATTGCTGATGCTTTGGAGGATATGATGGCACCAGTCACAGAACAGAAGGAAGCCGAAAAGGTCGCAAAGCAGATGGAAAGAGCTGAAAAGGTAGCCCACATGAAGGAAGTCAAGCAACAGGTTAAGGATGCAGCTCAGAAGCAGGCACAGGATATGGACGCTTATCTGATGCTTTCCTTTGATACTTTTGAAGCCAAAGCTGCTTTTTGTGAAAGATTTGGATATGATCCATATTCCAAGTTTATCAAGGGTGAGGTTTTTGATGAACAGATAGAAAGAATTGAATAACAACATGAAATTTTAGGAGGAAAGCCGAGTTAGAAGAAAAACATATAGTCAGTTGTATCAACAGTCAAGACGAATAATGTACAACGCCGGAATGCAATACGGGCTTGGTACAGACAGACAAAGAAGTATAAGAGACAGAACGAAGTCTATAATGGAAAGATATGCGGCAAGGATAGACAGCTATTTCTCAAAGAGAGGAATTGATATTTATGGTGATAAGCCTGTTTCTCGCCGCATTTATATGGGCAACAATAATGGATGAAATATGGTAGGAGATTTTATTCTTTGGCTAAAGACGTTTTTTGGGCAGAATCTTTTTTGTATCCATCATTATGTTTGGAAAGGACCATTAGATTTCCGCTATGAAATTTGTGATAAGTGTGGAAAATTGAAAAAGAATTGAATAATTATGAAAGCATCAGAAGAATTTGGTGAGGTTATTGATAGAATAGACAACTTGATAGGAGCATTGGAGTTACCTATGCCTGCAGAGTTTCATGTAAATCAGATGAAGCATGAACTCAGTGAAATATCGGATAAATTGAAACGAGTATACGTCGAAGAAGAGGGTGAAAACCCTTGGGAGGAATAAATGATGAAAAGTGAATCTCAACATAAGAAACATCCAGGAGGAAGAAAGCCAAAATTCGATTATAAGAGTGAGGAATTTCTTTCTCAGGTAGAAACGTATGCCAAAAAGGGATTCACTGACCGGGAAATAGCATTCGCGCTCGGGCTGAATCCGACCTACTTCTACGAAATGAAGTCAAAATATTCGGAGATAACTGACGTATTAGCGCGCGGGCGTGCGACAATCACCGCCGCTGTGCGTGCGAAGTTCCTTGCTGTAGCTTTGGGCGGTATCAAGACAAAGAGTACCGTAGTAAGGAAGCTGAAAGACCAAGACGGCAATCTGACCGGCGAAGAAGAACTTCAGGTGAGCGAAAACGAGCTGGCTCCGAACCTTCAGGCAATGTCAGTCTGGCTGTATCACCATGATGAAGAATGGAGGAAGGTTGAGCGCCGTCAGGACGAAGATGTAGATATTCCAAAGGATATTGACCACGGAATTTCTATTGACTCATGGATTAAAGACAAACTGAAATGATTGTACCCCAGGCGATATATCATCCGTTATACACCGATAAGGAAAAGTTTATCATTCTCATCACCGGTGGCCGTGGATCGGGGAAGTCTTTCAATGCTTCCACTTTCATCGAGCGGCTTACATTTGAAATGACCCCCGTAGAGAAGATAGTCCACCAGATTCTTTATACCCGTTACACGATGGTATCTGCCGGGATGTCTACCATTCCGGAAATGATGGAAAAGATAGATTTGGACGGAACAACGAAGTATTTCAAGACAACCAAAACCGATATTGTAAACCGGATGACCGGCAGTCGTATCATGTTCCGTGGTATCAAGACTTCTTCCGGAAACCAAACGGCCAAGCTGAAATCAATTCAGGGTATCACCACCTTTGTCTGTGATGAAGCAGAAGAATGGACCAGCGAGGAAGAGTTTGATAAGATCATGCTTTCTATCCGTAAGAAGGGAATTCAGAACCGGATAATCATCATTATGAATCCATGTGACTCTAATCACTTTATCTACAAGAAATACATCGAGAACACTCATCGATTGGTGGAGATTGATGGCGTGCAGGTACAGATATCAACTCATCCCAATGTACTTCATATCCATACTACCTACTTTGACAATATCGAGAACCTTTCTCCTGAATTCCTGAGAGAAATCAAGGAAATGAAGGAGAAGAATCCTGAAAAATACGCCCATGTGGTTATCGGCCGTTGGGCAGATGTAGCTGAAGGTGCCGTATTCAAGAAATGGGGTATCGTGGATGAATTCCCCATGTGGTGCAAGCATGTAGCTATCGGGCTGGATTTTGGTTATACCAATGACCCCACAGCGGCTATCCGATGTGGAATCATAGACAATGCACTGTATCTGGATGAAATAGATTACCGTACCGGATTGCTTTCCAACGACATCATAAAAGTCTTGCGCCCTTGGAATCTGAAAGTGATTGCCGACAGTGCGGACCCGCGACTCATTCAGGAAATCCACAACGGAGGCATCAAGATTTATCCAGTAGAGAAAGGACAAGGTTCTGTCAATGCAGGTCTTGACAAGATGCAGGGAATGGAAATTTTCATCACCAGACGCTCCTACAACCTTCAGAGAGAGTACAGAAATTATGTCTGGGCAAAGGATAAGGACGGAAACTACATCAACGAGCCGGAAGACCACGATAACCACGGCATTGACGCTGCACGCTACTATGTGCTGGGAGAACTTCTGGGAAGGATTATGAAACCGAAAGATGTTTCAGGAATATTTGGACATTAAACTTTGAAATATGACTTTAGAAGAAATTTTAGCTATGCCGGAAGTAGAGAGAAAAATCTACTATCTGAAGAAAGGACGAAAGACCGACCAACCAAACGCTCACGCCCTTTACAACGACTGGAATCCGAACAAGCACGAGATAGTGATAGATGAAGAGAAATACCCGAAAATCAAAATCACTACCCATCCTGAGAAACGGATTACGGACCCGACAACTGGGAAAGAATATGTGGAACCGGCTGTAAGGAAGGAAGTTGACCCGAACCGGATTGCACTTCCTATCGAGCAGGACATCGTGAACATTCAGACAGCTTTCACCGTCGGAACAGAACCGGTTCTTGATTGCCAGCCGGATCAGTCGGAAGAGACCCTTCTCTCTGCCTTGAAGCAGGTATTCAAGAAGAACAAATTGAAATACCAGAACAAGAAGGTCGTCCGGGCATGGCTGGCCGAGCAGGAAGTGGCCGAATACTGGTATGTGGTTAGGGATGATGGTTTCTGGGCCAAGCTCAAGCGCAAGATTTCAGGAACCTTCGGCAAGTCAAAGCCTGAATACCGTCTGAAGAGTGCCATCTGGTCCCCGTTCCGTGGCGACAAGCTCTACCCTTTCTTCAATGACCAGGGTGATTTGGTGGCCCTGTCCCGTGAATACAAGAAGAAAGACCTGAATGACGTGGAGATAACCTGTTTCATGACCATTACCAAGGATATGGTTTACCAGTGGGAGCTGACGAGCAGCTGGTCAGACAAAGGTTCATTTGCTCATGGGTTCAAGAAGATGCCTGTGATTTATATGTACCGTCCGGAAGCATACTGTGAAAAGATAAAGAGTCTCCGTGTAAGACTGGAGAAACTCCTGTCAAGTTATGCGGACTGTATCGACTACCACTTCTTCCCTATCCTCATGCTTTTTGGTAACGTGGAGAATTTCTCCGGTGAGTTCAAGAACCGTGTGGTCGAGCTGACCGGGCAGGGAGCAAATGCCCAGTACCTTACTTGGTCTCAGGTGCCAGATACCGTCAAGTTCGAGGTGGAAACCTTGCTGAGCCAGATATACGGACTGACCAATACACCCAGAATCTCTTTTGACTCCCTGAAAGGTACAGGAAACGCCGTATCCGGTGTGAGTTTTGACTATGTGTTTATGTCTACCCACCTGAATGTAGAGAACCTGAACGAAACCGTCGGCGAGTTCATGCAACGACGTGTGAATTTTCTTGTTTCCGCATTGGGTTCCGTGAATTCAACACTCGAAGCGGCCTCTGAGACCATCGACGTGGATGTGCAGATGCAGCCATATAAGCTGGAGAACCTCAAAGACAAGATAGACACCGCCATCAAGGCCAAGGACGGAGAAATCTGGTCACAGAAACGAGCCATCACCTTTGTAGGAAACGTTGATGCTGTTATGGACGAGATTGAAGCCATCAAGGAAGAACAGGCAGAGAAGCAGAAGAACGACATTGAGAAACAGAGACAGCTTTCCTCTCTCAAAAGTTCCAGTAACAAATCTGAAGAATAGGATAATTCAGTCAGAAAAATTACGGGCAATATACAAAACAGACGAATGAAAATCTAAAATATTGACTAATTGAATAGCGGTATCTTTCGAGGTATCGCTATTTTCTGTTATAGTAAAAACATGAATAGATTTTCTTTGCCATTATTCGTTATTTTACTATATTTGCAAAGTAATAAAGTCAGAAACGCTATGAGTTACAAATCAGTTAAAGAGGTTGTAACTATGTTGCTTGACAACGGCTTCATTCTAAAGAGCCAGAAGGGCAGCCACATGAAGTTTGAGAAAGATGGAATAACGGTAGTCGTTCCGAATCATGGAAAGAAAGGCGTTGAGAAAGGCACTTATTACAGCATTATGAGGCAAGCGGGGCTAAAATAGCCCCGGCCTCTTTTCTTAAATTATAAAATGGAGGTCAATATGAGAACTGTAGAAGTGATTGTCGAACATGCTGGGAATAATCTCAGTGCTTACATTGAAGGTGCTCCGGTTATTACTGTCGGTAATAACATAAGAGAAATTGAGGAGAACATGAAGGAAGCCATAGACTTGTATCTGGAGGATAACCTGAACCCTTGTGAGGTTCTCAAAGGAGAGTTCACCTTGAAGTTCAAAATAGACGCGGCCACCTTCATCAATTATTACAGCAGTATCTTTACCAAAGCGGCATTGAGCCGGATAACCGGAATCAATGAGCGCCAGTTGTGGCATTATGCGGCTGGAGTACATAAACCCCGTAAACAGCAGTTGGAGAAGATTCAGAAAGGTATTAACGCACTGACAGAGGAACTGGCAGCTATAAATTTGTTGTGATTATGATAGAAGTTAAAGAACTAAGAATAGGTAATTATGTTCAGCCTAAAAATAATAGTGGCAAAGAGGCTACAATTGGAACTGTATTTGCTATAGGGAGTTATCTAGTTAGCGTTAATGGTAATAATAATCAATACGATTATCATCAAATTGAGCCTGTTCAAATAACAGAAGACATATTGAGTAAATGTAAATTTGTGAAACGAGAATGGGATGATACGGTGGTATATTATAATCCACTGATGGAACTTGATGCTTATTTTCGTTTAAATAGAGTTGGTTATGATGTAGAAGTGAAATATTTACATCAGCTTCAAAATTTATATTTTGATTTAACAGGCAAAGAATTGGAAGTAAATCTATAATACATTAAAATATATTATTTCAGCGTGATTACTCCGGTAGTCACGCTTCCTTTTTGCCTAAAAACGAACATTCTCTTAATTGTTTCGTATCGTTAGCCTTAAAATTTCCCTCTCCCTTTCTCTATAAGTAAATTTACCGTATGAAATTATTAATCAAACTCATACGGTATGACAATCTTTGAACAAATCTTGGCAGGACTGCAACAGAAATTCTCTGGGGTGGACACTGCTACACTCACCCGTATCGCCACAAAGAAGGCTGAGGGTGTAACGGACGAAACGAAGGTAAACTCTATTGTTGAGGGTATCTCATTTCAGGACGTGATGCAAAATTATGGTGATTTCCGTGCAGGACAGGCGCAGACTTCCGCTGTTTCAAACTACGAGAAGAAGCATGGACTGAAAGACGGGAAACCAATCGAGAATCCGAAACCAGAACCACCGAAACCAAACGACCCTCCAAAGCCGCAGGAAACGGACATCGCAAAGATGATTGCCGATGGCATCGCCGCCGGTATCAAGCCGTTTGCCGACAAGCTGGCCAAAATGGAGGAAAATGAAGCGCAGGCGCAGCGCAATTCTCAGATTTCAGCAGTGGCGAAGAAGTATGGTATTCCCGAATTTATGCTGAAAGACCGCAACATTCCTGAAAACACGGACTTGGATACTTATTTCAAGGACATGAAGCAGGATATGTCTAACAACGGGTTTCAGTTCTCCAAAGCTCCTGAAACTGCCGAACAGAAGCAGGAGAAGGAAGCGAGCGAGTTCGCCAAAATGATTGAGGCGGACACAAAATCTATTGTCGAACAACAAAACAAGTAATTTATGTCAGCAGGATTTAAGTACAACATTGAGCCTGAGCCGTCCATCGAGGAACGCTATGACGTTTCCACCGGTGTAAGACGTAGAGGCCCTTACAAGCTGGAGACGACCAACCTTGTTGCTGGTTCATTTCTTCCATCCTTCACTCCGATTGCCGCTGATTTGGTAAAGAAAACCGCTCAGGTGGCCATCCGTGTAGAAGTCTATGAAAAGTTTACCACTGGTTCCAATACCACTTTGAAGATCAAGACAAACTCTTTGGCTTATGTGGGTATGCATCTAGGTAATGGTTCTCATGGAGCTACCATCAAAAGTATTGACAAATCAAACAAAGCTTTCGATAAGTTGACGCTGGCCGCCGACTTTGGTGAAAAATTGGAAGCCGGTACTGTACTCTATGAAGCGACAGCTGTAGATGGTACTACCCCGAAGGTTATTGCCAACTCAGCCTTGTACGGAAGAGTACAAGTTGAAGAAGGCATCGTATTAGTTGCCCTTTTGATGCGAGCTTTTGAAATCGAGCCAACAAAGTTGGTTATGCCTTTCTCTGATATTGATAAAGCTAATATGCCGCATTTCCAGTTCAACGCTGCTGGTGTGCAATCACCGGCTGGTGTTTCGTATGAACTGCCAGAAGCATCTGATTCTGTAATGGGAGGTATTCAATTAGGATTTTCTCAAAGCGGAAAGAAATATCCAGTAGCATTGGAAGGTGGTAAAGCTTATGTTGAAGTTCCTTGGACTGATAATAACACTACCTATCAGGCAGCTAACTCAAGCACTTTAGGATTGGTAAAGCAAGGTACAAAAGTAGATGATGCAGCAGGTGGTGATGAAAAAGACAAAATCAACGCTCTTCTCGCATCATTAAGAGCAGCTGGTATTATCGCAAGCAAATAAAGAAAGGAGGACTAATATATGATGCTAACTATTTATACTCTGTTTAACGACCCCAACATCGTAAATGCTGTTATCCAGCGCGTCCTTCAGACACGTAAGGATACTATCTACTGGCAGCAGTACCTCGATTTCCGTAGAACGACTACCCGTGTGTTCAAGGACTACATCGGTCAGGTTACTGGTGTGATGGCTGGTTCCATTAACTCACGATACGGCGAGAAGCCTATCCGTGAACGCCGGAATATCGGCTCAGGATATGGTGAAATCGCTTATCTTGGCGATGCTTACCAAATTTCCATTGACCGCTTGTCTGAGCTTCAGGACTTGATTGACAAGTTCAATGCAGCTAAACCTGCCGACCAGGTAGCAGCCATGCAGGAAATTGTGAACTTCATCTACGACGATTACCGCCAGGTACTTTTAGCAGCGCACAAGCGCATGGATATTATCGTAGGTTCACTTCTGATGACCGGAGAAGCAACAGTCAAGAACAAGGACGACAATGCCGGAGGTGTCGACCTTCTTAACATTGAATTGCCGTTTAAGTTTATCAAGCCTGATACTGGTGCGAAGACGAACTTCATCACCTATTTGCAGCAGCAGATTAATGCACTGAAAGCGGACTATGGTAATTTCCAGAAGATGATCATGTCTCGTGGAACTTTCGTAAAGAATATCATCGGATCGGCTGAGTTTGGTGACAAGTTCAAGATGCAGCTTACAGGAAATGAGATGTATCTTTCAACCGGGTTGATTACCTCTCAACTGGCTTCCCAAGTGTTCACTGGCATCGGGCTTCCGGCCATTGAAATCAAGGAAGATTACGTAAAAGACCAGACCGGAAAGAACGTACAGATTTACACCGACGACCGTATCACCTTGCTTCCGCAGGATAAGGTCGGTTATATGCGTTTCCACACTCCGTACGAAGCAGTGGACGGCGTACCGGGACGTAACTACACCCAGGCAGACGGCGATATGCTTATTTCCGGTTACAAGGACAAGAACGGCCGTTATCTGGAATACACTGCAGAGTGGATTCCTCAGATTACGAACCCGAACCTGATTGTGAACTTTGATTTGTCAACCATGAACGCATGATAGTAAATGACTACATATCACAAAAGTTTCAGCCCTTCGGCATTAACTTGTCGGAGGCTGACCTTTTGGAGATAAGTCTGTCTTCAGGGATAAGCGGAGAGGATGAGATGGGCTCGTCAAACATCGGACTGGTTTCGGTGGCTATTGCGAAGTTCATCCCCTCTCTATTACTCCGTGCCACTTCCATCAGTGAGAACGGTTTCTCTATGTCATGGGACACTCAGGGCTTGAAGGAATACTATTCATTCTTGTGTAAGAAGTACGGTCTTGAAGACACGCTGTCAGATAAACCTAAAGTCAGATTCCTATGATATTCGCTCCGCATACATTACAGGTTAAAGTCATCATTCCAATGGAAACAGACGAGTTCGGCCGTCCCATCCCCGGAACAGGTGGAGAAAGCTGGCAGGACGTGTGTCTGTGCCGGTGTGACGATAACTCCACCAAGGAATTTACCTCGGAGAACGGCGAGGTGTACCGACCGAACTATCACGTAGTCTGTGAGAAGAAAATCTCCCTGAAGGCTGGCGATGAGGTCAGATGTATGGATGGTGAGAATATCCGGGGAACTGGCAAGGTTTACATGGTCAAGAATACGAATTATTTTGGTTACTCAGAAATATGGATATGACAAGAACAGAAGAAGTCGTTGCTAACAAGCAACTGAGAAAAGAAATTGACGAGAAGATTCAGGCGATTAGAAATCTTCCGCCAAGCAGAGAAAGAAGTCTCGCTATTACAAAATTGCAGGAAGGCGTCATGTGGCTGGGTATGGATTTGAAGCGGTTAAACGAGATAAATCCTTATCCATCAAGCAAAGATCCTTCAACTGGCGATAAGATTGAACCAACTGCAGACGGTTTGAAATTATGAGCAAAGTAAAGTTTGATTTTTCAGACGTGGATGGCTTTTTCGAGCAAGGTTATGCCGAAGTGAAAGCCGTTGAGGATAAGGTAGGAAAGGAAGCTGTCGATTATGCTGTAAAGAATGGCAGTTATCGGAACCGGACCGGAACGCTCCGTAAGTCAAACAAGTATTCAGTTCAGGATGATGGCCTGGAATTAAGGAATGAGGCGGAATACGCTTCGTTCGTGGAATCTAAAGGCTACGAAGTCCTGACTGGTGCAGCCCTATTTGCTGAGAAACGATTGAAGGAGAAAATCAAATGAAGTATAGAAAGAAACCAATAGTAATTGAAGCTATTCAGCTTAAAGTAGATAACTTCGATGAAGTATGTGAATTTATGGGTGAAACTCCCGCACTGGAGTATAATCCGGATTTTGGCATAGATGAGCATGGTAACACCAACGAGCCTTATCTAGGTGTGTACATTGAGACTCTTGAGGGTAAGATGCTTGCAAGTTATGGCGATTACATTATTAAAGGTGTAAACGGCGAGTTCTATCCTTGTAAGCCTGACATTTTCGAGAAAACATACGATAAATCTGATGATTTATCATACGCAATGGATTTTGGTGACGCCATTGAAGTTTTAAAGCAAGGAGGTGCAATCCGAAGAAAAGGTTGGAATGGCAAAGGACTGTTCGTTATAAAGCAAGTGCCGTCTCATATTGAGAGCGAAATTATTCCGAAGATGCAGTCGCTTCCTCAGTCAGCCAAAGACCTTATCTTGAAAGGAAAGGGCTTCATTGACTACACAAGCCAGTGCCTTATCTATAACGAGAATACTGGACGAGCAGACTCGTGGGTACCATCCATCAGTGATGTATTTGCAGAAGATTGGGAGATTGTACAATGATAGTGACTACCGACATAGCGAACATACTCTACCGTGATTGCCAGCCCTTCGGCATATCCATCGTTCCCCATGGAAAGAAGCTGACGGGTCCGATGAAGTCTGAAAGGATTGTAATTCACTCCAAGAAACAACAGCCCGGGACGTATTGGAAGAAATCTTTCGTCGAGGTGAACATTTGTGTTCCCGATTTGAAGGAAGGTGAAGCCAACACTATCAGACTAAACGAATTGGAGAAACAAGCTCAAGGAATGTTTGACGGTGTTACCGGACGCTATGACGGTACTACCTATCATTATTCCATCGAATCAATCGGAACAGAGGAGGACCCATCCTTAAAGTGTCATTATGTGAATGTAAGAATTTTGTTTGAAGTTTTAAATGTGAAATAATATGGCAGAAGCAAAGAAAATCACAGCCGTGAATATCAAGAAACTTTGGTATGGCGAAACAAGTGCTATTACAGCCGATTTGACCGGCCAAGCTTTGTACACTCTTTTGCAGGGTGAAAAATTGAAAGAGGTAAAGAATATCCATCAGGATACTTGGACGCTTGAAGAAGCTGAAGCAAGCCGTACTAACTACAAGAACCAGCTCACGAACCAGACCTATCGCAGCGACAAGGAGATGGGCGATGTGACCGTTAACTTTACCATTGGCGAGTACGATTATCCGACCAAGAAAGACCTTATGGGCGGCGACGTCATCAACACCGACAAGGGTTGGAAGCGTGCGAGAGGTAAGGTGAACATCGAAAAGTTGATTGTAGCCCAGACTGAAGACGATCAGTATTGTGTCATTCCTCGTGCCGACATCGGTGCCCGAGAAGCAACTACCGATAAGGCTATCGGTCTTCCCGTCAGTGCTGTGGAGTTAGAGCCGAAAAATTCGGCAGTTGCGCCGGAGTATTGGTTCGATTCCGAAGAAGTTAAAATGGCATGAACTGATGTAAAGGTCGTAGCAACGCCTTCAGATGCAACAGTAAAGCTGGACGGGCAAACGGTCAAGACCAAGAGGGTGAAATCTGGGATATCCGTTTCCTATGAAGTATCAAAGGCAGGCTATACCACACAGTCAGGAAGTATACCTACCTCCCTGTCTGATGCTTTCAAGACCGTTGAGAAGAAAATAACTCTCGCTCAAGAAAGTAGCGGTTAGTTTTCAGGATGTTTAATGGGTGGGGCTTCGGCTTCACCCTTTTTCTTTTAGTTATGAATCAAGGAGCAAAAATTATATCAGAATCTATTATTGGCAGTGACTTTAGAACAGTATTTGTTAATGGGAAAGCATATACTGTTTATCCTCCTACTGTTAACAATTTATCAGGTGCAATCTCTTATTTGTCTGGAGTACAAGAAGCGGACAATCTGAAAGAAGTTCTGTTCTCTTTAGGAGAGAGTAAAGCCTATAGTAAGGCATTATCGTGGTTGATTACAGGTGATGAGAGTTTGAGTGAGGAGTTAGCCAATGGAACATACGAAGAGAACGTGAACGCTTTGGAGGAAGCATTGTCCATGATTGACTCAAAGGTTTTTCTGAAAGCTGTCAGCTTGGCGAAGAACGTAAGTCTGCTGGCAGCGAAACCGAGGTTGTAGGAAATGATACTCTTCTTGGTCAGATAGCATCGTTCATGGAAAATCTGCATCTGTCTTATCGGGAAGTGGTCTATGAGATACCATACAGAAACTTAATATTAATGCAACGTGATAAACTCCACACCATTACCGGAACGAAGGTTACAAAGGTGAAGGGTAAGGATATGGCTTCACGCAGACGAAGAAACAAGAAATAGTTATGGCTATATTAGAATGTTAAAAAGCAACAGAAACGTTACTTTTTTACGTTACAAAGTTTGCTTGATAGTAACGAAAATGTTACCTTTGCATTGTCAATTAAAAGTTCTTTGATTTATGAAGTTTTCAGAGTTTTACAAATTGATTGAGTCAGCAGGCTGGACAATCGAAAAGGGAAAGGAACATCACAAGTATGTTCATCCCGACTTTGACTACTTTATCCCTGTAGGCAGACATCCAGCCAAAGAGATACCTAAAGGTACTCTTGACAGCATGATGAAAAAGGCGGGGTTAAAGAAGTAAAAGAACAGCACCCACTTCGGTGGGTGCATTTAATTGACAAAACTTAAAATACACGATTATGAAGAAGATTCAGGCTATTATTGAAAAAGCAGATGATGGAGGAATCTCTATCTATTCTGAAGATGTAAACGGTGCGTATGGCTTTGGGCTTACAGAACAGGAAGCGAAAGAGGACTTTATTTCTGTTTTAGAGGAACAGGCGGAATATTACAAAGAAAAACATGGTGAATTTCCCAATTGGTATAAAGCTGGTTATTCTGTGGAGTATGTGTATGACTTAAGCGGTTTTTTTGAGGCATTTCCGTTCATCAATGCCAGTAAGTTTGCAAAGGAAATAGGTTTAAATGAATCTGTAATGCGAAAATACAAGGGCAAGATTGTGACGCCTTCCGAGAAACAGAAAGCATATATACAATCAAAATACGATGAAATACTTAAAAGAATGGAACTTGTCAAGTTTTGATATTCCAGCCGTGAGGCTTTGATATAAATTAAAGAACAAATTGACAATCTGGCGCATCATAATGGTGCGCCTTTTTTATTAAAACACTGAAAAACACAAATACGCAACAATAGGCTTATTGTTTGGTATTAATCATCGTAAAAACTGAATATTAATTAACTGAGGTGTAATTTCAAACGATTAATTTTCAGTTTTTAATATATGGCTACACTTGTATTCCGCGTAAGCGCACAATATGATGAGGTTATAAAACTTCGTAATGAGATTAGTAAGCTGGAAGCCCAGCTCAAGAAGATGGACGTAAACAAGTCTCCTGCATCCGCCAAGGCTTTAGAAACGCAACTGGCATCCACCCGTCAGCAAATGATGGGACTGGTGACTGAGGCAGCTAAGGCTGGTGCTGTGATGGAGAATGATTTGAAGAAAAAGCTTAATTCTGCGTCAAAGGCCTCCGATGAGCTGACGGAGGAAATTATCAAACAACGGAAAATCATCCGTGATACGCAGGATGATGTCAGACGGCTGTCTGATGAATATTCAAAGATGGGTAAGTATTCTCCTAATTCAAAAGCTAAATTGGCTGAACTGAATACAGCTAAAGCAGCCTTGAACGAGCAGAGATATTCCCTTGGCGAGTTACAGGACCAGCAGGCCAGAAACAGGCTTGAAGTGAGGAAACTTACGAGAGAGTACAAGGAGTTTGCCAGTGGAACGAATAACGCTGATGAGATAGTAAAATCCCTGACGGATTCTTTAAAGCGTACAGCCGCTGAAATCGGTGGACTGGTGGCGATAAAAAAATTCGGCTCCGATGTGATTGAAGCAACCGGAAAGATGCAGCAGTTACAGGTAGCACTTTCAACCATCCTTCAGGACAAATCAAAAGCAGACCAGCTCATCGCCGATATTGTCCAGTTCGCGGCCAAAACACCATTCAATCTTGACGATGTGGCGACAGGAGCAAAACAGCTTTTGGCATACGGTTCCTCGGCCGATAATGTCGTGAATGAACTTTCTATGCTTGGAGATGTGGCTTCCGGATTGCAGATTCCTATCGGGCAGCTTATTTATCTGTATGGAACATTGAGAACACAAGGACGGGCCATGACCGTAGATATCCGTCAATTCGCCGGACGAGGTATTCCAATCTACGAAGAACTGGCCAAGGTATTAGGAGTTTCCAAAGACCAGGTAGGTGAACTTGTGAAGGAAGGTAAGGTCGGCTTTAAGGAGGTCGAACAGGCCTTCAAAAACATGACATCCGAAGGAGGAAAGTTTGCCAACCTTATGGAAAGTTCTGCCGGGACGTGGCCCCAGCGACTTTCGAATATCGAAGATACCCTCTTTCAGAAAATGAATGAGTTCGGGAACAAGTATAAGGAAGTGTTCGAGTTTGGCATCGGTACAGCAGAGGACTTGGTGGAAAGTCTTGATGATGTGTTGTCTGTCATGGGCGGACTGATTGCAGCTTACGGAACGTACAAGGCCGCGTTGATTACCGCCGCCGTTGCTCAGAAGGCGGTCGGATTCGTTGAAAGTATCCGTCTGATAGGAATGTACAGAAAGGAATTGGGACTGGCCACCGCTGCACAACAGGCTTTCAACCTTGCGGCAAAATCGAATGTATATGTCACTCTATTGGCTGCATTGGTAGGAATCGGAACAGCGGTATATATGTTTTCTAAGAATGCCGATGATGCAACAACGTCGCAAGGGAAACTGAATTTAGCGTTAGCTGAATCTGAAAAGGCCTCTTTGTCAGAGCAGCGAGAACTGGCAAAGCTCAAGGGTGAATTATCTGCATTGACAAAGGGCACCGATGAGTACAATGAAGTCAAAGATAAGATTGTTAAGGGATTCTCTAAATATTATGACGGATTGGATGAAGAAATAGAGAAAGTAGGTCTTACTGAGCAAGCCTACAACAGGCTTACTGATGCCATCACGAAGTCATACGGAGCCAGACAATACGAAAAGTTCAAGTCGACACAGACAGAAGAACTTGATTCACTTATGTCGGAAAACCTATCCAAGATACAGGAAAGGCTTATAGATAAGCTAGGTGACGAAGAAGGCTCGAAATACTATACTAAGATAAGGAACGCAATCCTTGAAGGGAGCGTAAAGGCAATTAACGGGACGTTCAATCTGTCCGGACTTGACAAGGAAACAAATAACGCACTAGATAAGGTAGCTGGTAAAGGAGGAATACTTGAGAATCGTGCGGTAGAACAATATATAGCAAATATTCTCAACGCCATAAAATCTACAGAGAGACTTGATAAACTGGCTCGTGAAAGGTTTGGTGTTGATGGCTTAAAATCTTCAGTAGATAACGGAAAGAAGGATTTACCGAAGTCAAACATATTAGAAGAAATAGAATCAGCCACCAAGCGTATCAAGACACTCAATCAAGAGATTGCTGACCTTCGTAGTGGGAAATTGCAGGCAGAAGCTGGTAAGACAGTAGAATCTGCTATAAAGGCAAAGGAAAAAGAGTTACAGAGTGTAGAAAAGACCCTAGAAACACTTACCGGAGTTAGGAATAAGGATGTGTCAAGAGAAAACTCAACAACATCAGCCGGAGGGAAACTGTCAGACTTGGAACGTAAGTTGGCATTAGAACGTGCAAAAGAAGCTGTTGATTTGGAAAATCAGGTTGAGCAAGCACGTATTAATGCTATGGCCGATGGAGGTGAGAAGATACTTGCACAACGTGAGCTGGATAACAAGAAGGAATTACAAGCTATTGACCGGGCCAAAGAAGAGTATATTCAGAAAGAAATTCAAAGACAGAAAGAAATATTCGAGGCAACAGAGGATTTAAAAGCAAAGAAGAATCCTAAATACAAAAAGCGCAGTTTTGATTCTTCCTCTATAAGCGTTGACACCAGTTCATTTGACATCCTGAAAGAAAATACAGACAAACGTCAGGTTCAAGAAGACCTGAATGCACAACGAGAGGCGGTGAATGCTTATCTTGCTGAATATGGCACCTATATGCAGAAGCGTCAGGCTATTATTGAGCAATATCAGGATAAGATCAACAAGGCTACTACCGAAGGAGAAAAATTAACCTTGGGCAAACAACGAGATCGTATCTTATCCGGTATAGATGAACAAGCTAACAAGACAACTTCTGCTGTTTCCCAGTTGTTCGGAGATATGAAAGACAAAACTCTGAAGGACCTTGAGGATATCAATGTAGCTGGGCAAAAGGCATTAGAGTTTCTGAAATCCGGGCAGTGGAACGAACAGAAAGGTAAGGAACTTGGAATTACCAAAGAGAATTTTGAGACTTGGAGTAATGACCCGGAAAAGATAAAGGCTATTTCCGATGCCCTAGTAAATAACAGAAAAGCCGCAGATGATCTCCAGCCAGCTTATAAGAAAGTTGCTGGTGGTATAAAAGATGCGTTCAATGCCGGCAATGACAGTAAGAAGCTCGAAGAAGCTCTTGCAAGAATCAAGAATGGTCTGAATGATATTATGCAGGTAGGATCATTCCTTTCTGATACATTTTCTTCTCTTGGTGATGCCTTTGGTAATGATACTTTTACAGATATTGCAGAAGGTATTAACGTTGCTATGGATGCTGCTAATTCTGCAATGCAAGGAGCACAAGCTGGATCTGCATTTGGCCCATGGGGAGCAGCAGCAGGTGCTGCTATAGGTTTGGTTAGTTCACTTGCTTCTTCTATAGCAAAAATCCATGATAAAAAGAATGAAAAACGCATTCAAGAATTACAAGATCAAATTGAAGTTCTTGAGAAATCATATGAGAGACTTGGTAATTCCATTGAAAAGGCATATTCTAAAGATGCTTCTAATTTAATTGATCAGCAAAATAAACTTTTAGAGCAGCAAAAGGTTCTCATTCAACAACAGATTAGGGAAGAACAAGATAAAAAAAAGACAGATAATGACCGTATTAAAGAATGGCAACAGCAAATTGAAGAAATCAATAATTTGATTGAAGAAAATAAAGAAAAAGCTGTAGACGCTATTTTTGGAGAAGATGTAAAAACTGCTATAGAAGACTTCGCTTCTGCATATGCAGAGGCTTGGTCTAACGGAGAAGATAGAGCCGAGTCAGCAAAAGACGCAGTGAAAAATATAATGCGCCAGATGGTTACAGAGTCTATTAAATCTGCAATTCAAGCTTCTGGATCAATGGAGAAAATAAGGCAAAAACTTCAGGAATTCTATGCTGATAATGTCCTTTCAGGATGGGAGCAAAATTATATCTACAATATGGCTGAAGAACTCCAGAAAGAGTTGGATAAACAATTTGGTTGGGCTGATAGCCTTATGAAGGATGACTCCAAAGAGCAACAATCTGCCTCCGGTAGAGGTTTCGGTACAGAAATGACTCATGAGGATGCTGGTGAATTAAGTGGGAGATTTACTGCTGTATATGAATCAAACCTTCGCATAGAAACAGCTACCCAACAACAGACAATTGCTATTACAGAACTGCGCGGATCAATTTCCAGCTTAATTACTCAGACGCAGGGTATGTGTAATATTGCTGATGAAACACGCACTATATTAGCTAACTCCTATTTAGAATTGCAGCAAATCAGAGAAAATACAGGTGAGATTATTAAGCCAATTAAACAGATACAAAAAGATATAGAAGAAGTAAAACGTAACACATCAAGATTATGATAGAAGTAAAGGATATTTTAAATAAAGCGATAGGATTAGGAGCATGTTCTCAATCATCTAAGGCTACAGATTGGAAAAGTCTTGTGTGGCTTTTTTTCTCTCCTCAGGGATGTGAGTTCTGTAAAAGAATTAATTACCCTTCACTGGAGATGTTTCGCTCAATGAAAGGGAATGTAGAGTCATTCGGAGTACATATAGAAGAAAATGTGAAAGCAGTAAACGAGGATAAGGCAATAATCGGCGGTACTGCTGAATTGACTTTTCAAGGTACGGATAAAGCTTATAAAGTAATTATCATGCACGGTGGCAATGTCCGTATTAAAATAAGTAATTATGCAGTTGTCCGTATAGAGAATATTAGTGGTTATTATGAGATTATTAACGATGGAACAGGAAAGGTATTGATATGAGTGGGGATTTATTTATCAATGGAAAAGATGCATGGGGCACATGGGGTGTTCGCATGGGCGACGGTTTTCTCGATGCAATCGACGGATTCAACGAGATGAAGGACTACATCGAGAATGAGAGCCGGTTGGAACATGGAAAACGTGTGATAACCGACAACGCAAAAGTGGACTCGCGAGAATTTACACTACAGTTTACCATCGAAGGAAATTCGGAGAACGACTATCGGACAAAGAAGAAATCTTTTCAGGCCGAACTGGAAAAAGGTGCAGTAAACATCAAAGTCCCGACTCTCGGAAATGAAGTTTACAAGCTGGTTTACCTAGGGAAAAGTCTGTCCTATGGACTAAGTCCTGATCGTTGTTTTGGCAAGGTTTCAGGGAAATTTTGCGAACCAAACCCGATGGATAGAAGCGAATAACGAACATTTCTTTTATTGTTTCGAATGGAAGTCTTGATTTTTAGGGCTTCCATTTTCTATTTATGAACTTTGGGGATATGATTGAAATTAAGGATATATCTGGAAAGACAAGGTTTTCTACCCCCATTAATAAAGGGGCAAAGGGAAAGTTCACACTAATGAAAGAGGACTACATCATCCTCCCATTTTCTGTGCCATCTCTCATACCGTTCAAGCTGGGTGACTACGTAGATCTGTCTGGCGTATTGGATGAATCACTCGGTGGAAAGCTGGCGAAAATCTATGAGATAACAGACCTTCAGAAGCCAACCTATAACACTTCCACCGGAGGGTATGACTACGAGCTTAAGATGAACGCCTACTACTGGAAATGGAAAAATAAAATCTTCAAATATACACCAGAACAAGCTGGTGGTGAGGCTTCTTGGTCGCTTACAGCGGCATTAGACGTTCAGTTAGGGGTATTCCTTCGTAATTTGAAAGCGCTAGGGTATACCTATAAAGGGACGGATTTTACATTTAGCATAGATGATACAGTGGAGAACAAGGCCGTAGCGATGACGTATGATAACATAAATCTGCTAGATGCCCTATTCTCCATGGCGGGTGAGGATAAGTGGAACTGCGATTGCTGGATCACGGATAACGTAATTCATTTTGGGCGAAATGAGTTCGGTGATGCCGTGAAAATAGAGCGAGGAGTTGAAGCGTCAGACATCACTCGCAGCGAAAGTGAGGGCACTTATGCCACCCGTATCTATGCGTTTGGTTCTACTAAAAATATTCCTACAAACTACCGGCCTACCGACGAGCAAGTGGTAATCAATGGAATAGTCCAGAAACGGCTTATGCTTCCGGCTGACACTCCTTATATAGACGCATACGAAGGCATGTCACAGGAAGAAGCTATCGAGGATGTGGTTGTTTTCGACGATGTCTATCCTCGCCAGGTTGGTACCCTTTCCGATGTACACACCCGTACTGAGAAAGTAGAGAGTGAGGATGGCACCAAGGAAACCGTCACCTATTATCGTTACAAAGATAGTGGACTTACATTCAAGGAAGAGTATATTATCGAAGGACAGGAGCTTCAGATCACCTTCCAATCTGGTAAACTGAACGGCATGGCGTTCGGTGTAATTTTCAATCCTGATCCCAAAGATGAGAGTAGGGGCGAACAACTTTGGGAGATAGTAAGAAATGAGAACTACGGCCGCCCTTTGCCAGATGATATGATGTATCCTGCAAACGGTGACAAGTATATCCTTTCTGGATTTAACATCCAGCTTGTATCAGATCAGTATATCCCGGAGGCTGAGCAAGAGCTGAAAGATAAAGCACAGAAATATGCTGAGAAGGTAAAGAAGGATGACGGTACCTATCCGGTAACATTAAGAAGTGATTGGGTGCATGAAGATTTGATTTCACGCACATTCGAGTTCGGGCAAAGAATAAATCTCGTAGATGATACCTATTTTGAGAACGGACGTATCTCACGTGTCTTGGGATGGGAAATGAGTCTTGATGTTCCTTGGGATTCGCCTGTTTATACGATAGGTGAGAGTATGCCTTATTCTCGTATTGGAGAAATTGAAGATAAAGTTGATGCACTGACCTATAAGGGACAGGTATATACAGGAAACGGAAGTGGTAGCGTATATGTTATCAAAGTAAATGATTCAACTCCCCCTTCAGATAGTAATGTGTTTTCTGCTCTCAGATCATTGAAAATGTTTCTTCGGAAAGATCAGCAAGATGAAACGAATTACCTTCTTTCATTGCTTGGTGGAATCTTGGTTAGTAAAACAGCAAAATTCGGTAATTTCATTACAGGTGTTTCTGGTGGTATGATAGACGATGAAGGGAATATGGAAATGGAATCAGGCTATTTTCGTAAACGATTATTTGTTCCGGAAATAGCTTATAATCGCATTACATATTTCAAAGGACGTGCTGTTATATCTCCCGGGGGCGGTTGCAAAGTAAAGTCATATATAAAGAATGATGATGGAAGTTTTACGGTTATACCAGACTTGACAGAAGCGGACGGACTGAGCCAGTTTGTTGATGACATTCTGTCTGCTTTCTTTACAACAAAAAATGAAGAAGGAAAACTTACTGGTTTTGCGCAAATGCAGTTTCGCGTGACAGAAGCCGACTATGATGCAAAAACATTCAAAATGGTAAATCGTCCCGGGAACAACTACGAACCGGGTGAGGAAATGATACTGGCACAAACGGGGAACTTTACAGACCTAGACCGTCAAACATACATTCTGTTTGATACTCTGAACGGGAACAATTGTATTACTTTCTTTGATAACGCCAATACCTGGGACCCGGAACCGGCACAGATGAAAAGCTGGCTGGGGAAAAAGAAAGGAATGAAAGTACAGGGGTTTGACTGTGACAACTATTCGGCTGTACTACAAAATATCCTGATGACCGGTCTTATATTCCAGACGGATACCATTACCGGTCAGCCGATTCGGGTTCCTCTTGACAAAGGGGCATGGGAGGCTGGGCCACATGCTTATTTTGATAGAGTATCCCATAATGGTTCATTATGGCTATGCATCAACCCGGAAGGTACAGAGTCAGAACCTGCTGATAATAATCCGGATTGGCTGAAGCAGGTTGCAGAAGGTCAGCGTGGCTTACAGGGACTTCAGGGACCGAAAGGAGAACAAGGTATACAAGGCCCTGCTGGAGCAGATGGTCGCAGTTCCTATTTTCACATAAAGTACTCGCACTTACAGAATCCTGTCAAGCCGACTGATATATCCGATACACCTAATGACTATATCGGCACGTATGTTGATTTCTCAGAGGATGACAGTACCGATCCGGCTGCTTATACATGGGCACGCTTTAAAGGATTGCAAGGGGCCAAAGGTGATCAGGGCATACCGGGTACAAATGGCGCTAACGGTCAAACCTCTTATCTGCACATTAAATACTCTGATGATGGAGGTTCAACATTTACCGGCAACAATGGAGAATTGCCGGGTGCCTATATCGGACAGTATGTAGACTTCACACAGGCTGATAGCTCAGATCCCAAGAAATATACATGGAGCAAGATTCAGGGTGAACAGGGACCGCGTGGTCTTCAAGGGCTTCAGGGTGAAAAGGGCGAGCAGGGTATCCCGGGGCCAAAAGGTGAAACCGGGGCTACAGGAGCAGCTGGTAAAACCTCTTATTTCCATATTAAATATTCTAATGACGGGGGTAAGACCTTTACTGGTAATAATGGCGAGGATGTAGGAGACTGGATGGGTACATATGTCGATTTTACGCAATCCGACAGTGGCAGTGTTTCTGCATATAAATGGATGAAAACAAAGGGTGCACAGGGTGCAAAAGGTGACCAGGGTATTCCGGGAACAAACGGGACGAATGGCCAGACATCTTATTTGCACATCGCTTATGCCAACTCTGCAGATGGTTCTTCGGGCTTCAGTACCAGCGATTCAACCAATAAACTTTATATCGGCCAATATACAGATTTTACACAGGCAGATAGTAACGATTACAAGAAGTATTCCTGGAGTAGAATCAAGGGTGACAAGGGAGACAAGGGTGATAAAGGAGACACGGGACCTCAGGGCGCCAAAGGGGATAAAGGTGATACGGGGCCTACCGGCTCTCAAGGCATTCCCGGTACATCATCATATTTCCATGTAAAGTATTCGGCAAACTCAAATGGTAATCCGATGAGTGATACTCCGAACACCTATATAGGTACGGCTGTAACACAAAGTTCCACAGCACCTACATCTTACACTTCCTACAAATGGGCAAGATTTCAGGGTGCACAAGGGCCTAAGGGTGATCAGGGTATTCAAGGACCTGCGGGAGCCAATGGTAAAACTTCTTATCTGCACATTAAATATTCCAATGATGGCGGCAAGAGTTTTACAGCCAACAACGGAGAAACTCCCGGTGCTTATATCGGGCAGTATGTAGATTTTACACAGGCTGATAGCAGCAGTGTTTCTTCTTACACATGGACTAAAGTTAAGGGAGATAAAGGTGACAAAGGAGATACCGGATCTGCCGGTGTAGGCGTTAAATCGGTAGATGTTCTGTATTATATGTCCACATCAGCAACTTCATTGTCAGGTGGTAGCTGGCAGACAACTTCCCCGGAATGGGTTAACGGCAAATACATGTGGTCGAAGACAAAAGTCACTTATACGGATGAAACGACAAAGGAAACAGCTCCCGTATGTATAACCGGAGCGAAGGGTAATACAGGAGCAACCGGCAATACAGGTGCGGCAGGCAAAGGAGTGAAATCGATTGTTGAAGAATATTATCTGTCTGCTTCTTCGTCCTCGACAACAGGAGGAAGCTGGTCAACAACAGTTCCGGCATGGCAAAATGGGAAATACATGTGGACACGTTCCGTTATCACTTATACGGATAACTCCAAAACCACAACAAACGCAGTATGTGTGAGCGGTTCCAAAGGTGACAAGGGAGATAAGGGGAATACCGGTGCAACAGGTCCGCAGGGGCCTCAAGGTCCCCAAGGTCCTCAAGGTACACCCGGGCAGAATGGTACTCCCGGTGCCAGCTTTATCCCATGCGGAGCATGGATTTCAGGCAATGTTCCTTACAAGAAAAACTCAGCGGTAGAATTTGCTGAAAATGCTTTTGTAGCACTGCGTGATACCAGTGCACCACCGTATGCCATTGCTAAATACAATAATGGTAATTATGTCCGTACACCACAGGGATATCTTTTGGCTGGAACTCCATCAACAAACTCACTGCATCCCGACTGGCAGCGACTCACTAATATTGAGCCACCGACATTATACTGGTTGGATAGCTCATGCAGTTCAATAGCTTATACATCGACTGGCAGTATGTCTCCGTCAGCTTTTACCGTCAGTTGCAAGAAAAACCGTAACGGAGTTGTTGGTAAGTGTGCTGAACTTTGGTTGGTTGCAAGAAAATATGACGGTTCCTGGCGCTCTCATGCCGGTCCGGTGCAGTCGGCTTCCATCTCTGTTCCGGCGGCTTCCGGCTGCACACAGTTTGCAGTCCGTGCTTATTGGTCATCCTCGGAAGCTAATGCCTGGTCAGACAATTATGTGGCAGAAATAGGAATCGGAGTAGCGGAAGCTGGTGCTACCGGGGCTACGGGGGCTTTCCCACGTGATCGTGGCCCATGGCGTTCGGGAGAATCATACGAGTGGAGTGCAGACTATCGTGACAAGGTAATACATCCTTTTAACGGGGTTTATTATAACTTCCTTGTTCGTACTCAAGGCTCGACTGTTACGGATGCACCGACATCAGCTAACGGCGATGATAACTGGGAAGCAATGAACAAGCTGGTGAATATTGCCACCGATACATTGTTTTCTGACGGAGCCAATGTCGCAGGGTTTATGTTTAGTGGTGGTGTGATGAAATCACAACAGTCAACAAATGGAGTTGCAAACATGATCCTGAATGGGAATACCGGGTATTTCCATTGTGTCAATGCCGAGATTACAGGTAAATTTATAGGTAATATATCCGCAGACTCCGGAACTATCGGAGGATTCTCAATCGGTGCAAAGAGTCTGAGTAATCTGGCTGCAGATGTGTCTCTCAGCATTGGTAACTATAACAACAGTTCAACCAAATTATTTTCAGTTAACCGGGGGACAAGTGCAATGCTTCAGGTACGACACGATAGTGGAATCTGTATCAGTGCTGAAACTTACGGTTCATCTGATTCTATTGCGATCAAGGCACTCTGTAATGCATCCGGATATGGGCAGGCTATTCAGGCGTATGGAAATGTCTCCCTGTTGGCTAGAAGTACGGAAAAAACCAGAATTAATGGTGTTGTTGTCAACACACGACGAATAACATCATCTGCAACCATCAATGCGAACGATGACTTTCTCATTTTTGGTAACTCTGGGAATATCACAGTCACCATGCCGAGTACATCTGCTTCACCTGCTGGGAAAATTCTTTATATGAAAAGAGTTTCAGGCAGTGGTGCTATAACCTTATCCGGTTCATTCCGCAATCCCAATAATTCCGGAGGTGCAAGCTCTCTGGTTATAAATGATGATGTATCCAGATTTTTTGTACGGGATGATCAGGGATATTGGGTTCAATATACCTGTGGTTAATCATAATTTTTAATATCAGCTATATGAAGAAAGTAAACTTTAAAAAAATGCGATTCTGGTCTGGTATCGACCATACTCAAAAGCTGGAACAGGATGTTCGGCTTGACTTGGCCAATCTGATATATCGGTATGGTGATATACGAGGGATGGATTTAGCCCTTCGTATTTACCATTCTGATGGAGATATAGAACTTTCAGATGATGAGTTCACATATTTACAGAGTTTTGTATCTGAACACTGTTCGCCACAGATGGTAGAAGCTATGCAGGAATTATAAAATATCATTTAATAACCATTTAAAAAAATACAATTATGGCAGATCAATTCGAAAACCAGTTACCACAGAAAAGTGACGCAAAATGGGTACGTGCATTAGATGCTTCCGGCAACCCAATTTTAATCAGCAAAGAAGACCTCGCATCAGTTGTGGGAGGACTGATTAGTCCCGCGTCGGCATTAAAGGATGGACTTTTAAGCCATATTCTTTATCAAAACCTATTTAGCTCTAAAACAGATTCGACTGAAGATATGGATCTTATTGGAACAGGGTATTATGCAATTCATTCAGACTATAATATTCCGAAAAACAATAAATCTGGTATTAAATATGGAAGTTTCATTTCATTTGGGACACCGGTAGGCGGAAACGCAGCAGGTGGTAATGCTCAAATCCAGATAGCTATAGGAAATGATGGAACTCGAAGAATTAGAAATAGATGGTTAAATAATTGGACTGAATGGGTTACATTTTAATCCAAGATCTCCATGTCCCATCAACTTTTGCTCTCCAATATCTAGTTAACGGATACATACATATAGCTTCTTGATACATGTATGCAGGAGAAGCCGGATAAGTTTTTATAATATAAATTTTTGCGCCATCACCTGTCAAATCACCATAATAAATATCTGTTGATAATATATTTATATTATTAATTTCGTTTACTGCATTATTATCTGATTGTTGAAACTTAGCAGACGGGTGTAAACCTCTTTGATTTGGACTAGCTGTTGGTATTAGTCCTCCCACCAGTGAAAACCGGTTTACAAACGTAAGGCTTTCTGTACGAGTGGGAGGACTGATTGGTCCCGCGTCGGCATTAAAGGATGGACTTTTAAGCCATATTCTTTATCAAAACCT